TAGTTGCTGTTGCTTCGGTACTTATTAAAGTTGCAGTCATTACTGACTGAACTGGGTATTCATCGTTTATATCAATTATTAGTACGCCTGGAGTTATTAGATCGTTGTATACGGTTGCTACTCCTGCTCCTAATGCCGCATCGAGTGCTGTTTGAGCATACGCCGCGCTTCCCCCGCCCCCTAAATATGGTTGGTTTCCGGAAGCACCAGGCACGGAATAGTTGATTGTTGCAGTTGTTATTGATCCAAAAGTAAGCTTGTATTGTGTAAATTTTGGATATGGATTAGCTGCTGTAAGTAATGGTAAAGTTTGATTTATACAGACATATTGTCTTCGGTTTCTTGGGTTATTGACTTGAACAACGTTTAATTTCATAAACCCATCGGAACCTTTGCCGTACACAATTACATATTCTTCATTGTCGTCGCGCTCAATTTTGTGCATTCGGATATTGCTGGCCAGCGTTCCATTTGGAATTTCAATGTGGTGGCGTGATCCAGGTCGCGTAGTTGCTCCGTCGATGATGCTGAATAGAACATTTTCTGCATCGGCTACCTGATTTGGAAACCTTACGCTGGGTGCTTGCCTTGATATCCCATTGTGCAGCGACGAAATATGCTGCTCAAAGCGTTTTGTTGCCATATTTTATTGTTGTTGTTGCTGACCTGGTGGAGCGAACAGTTGCTTCGATGGGAATAGTCCCCCTCGTGGCTGTAGAGAATCTGTTGTTGCTATTTCCTGGCTCAAGTAAGCGTCTGTAATTTGACCGCCAACCATTCTGCGAGCAAAGCGTTGTGCCGCGTGTTGCACAATTTCTTCTTGCAAGATGTGTTCAAGCGTTTCAAACGCTAAAAGTTCTGCAATATCTAAAAATACTTGATTGGTACTTCCAAAGTTTACTGTTCCATTATCTGCATCGTATGCCTGGGTTCCTCTTAACACAATACTTCGGTGTGAATCTGGGCCAGTGCCTTTAATTCTTATTGTTGTTGATGGAAGTGCTTGCCCAATGGAAATGATATATTCTGTTCCACTCCATACTGGAGTAATTTTTGCTGCCTTGCGTGTGTTACATGGCCATCCCATTGCACAAAAATACCGTGTTGATTCATTTACATATCGTTCAGCATCCGCTGCCATACTTATGCCGTTGGTATCGGTAGCGACAACTCTGAATTCGTTTATTGCACTCAAGCATGAATTTACTGCTTCTAACATTGTTATAGCCATTACGATGTACTCCTATCAATCATTTTTGGTCTTCCTCTAAGTTGATTCATTTCGCTTGTGTCAAGCAAATTTATATCTGCCTGGTCATTGTCTTCACGCTTGCATTCAACCCAACGCTTTGCAATTTCTTCTTTGAGCATTGAATCTAATGCTTGATCTTTTTTCCAGTATCGGTTGAATGCGAACGCTGCTTCAGAAACAATGTATGCCGCAAATGTTTCTGGAAGGTCTGTCCATCCCACTCTTATATAATAATCAACATATATATCTGTGGTAAATGTCGCTGTATTGTCATCCGAATTAAACAAGTTTCCACCTTGAACAGTTATGTTTATATTTGAGCTTTCTCCGCTGGTATCTATTCGGAAACAATCTGGTTTTGCTATTACCCCCCCGATTGGCGAGAGTTTTACATTGCTGCGCTTATTAAAATTCCATCCTCTACTTTGACACGCAATATCTGCGTCATCTAGGAACCGTGAAGCCCATGTTTCTGGATTGTTTGATGAAGCAATAGCGGAGTTGTTTATTTGCATATGCAAATGCCCTATCCGTCGTAATACATTGTTTATTGCATCGGCTCTTATCATGCTGCACCAAGCGTTGATATTTGAGCGGCTTGTTGGTCTACGATTTGTTTTAGTTCTTGAATTGCTTTAACTAGAATTGGGATCATTGAATCGCTGTTGTATCGCAACTTATTTTCATCCGTGTTATCAATGATTACTGGCTCTTGGCCTTCTAGTGCCAATATCTCTTGTGCCTTGAATCCGTATCGGACTCGTCCAGTTGCAATTTCTGTTTCGCGCGATTCTTTGAATTGATATTGAAGTGGATTTAATTGATTTACGAAACTTAATCCGTGTGGGACACTTTGAAAGTTTATTTTGTCGCGCTGGTCTGATGCCGTTGTCCAAGGAACTTGTATATAAGCTTGACTTGTTGATGTACTTCCAATTGAAATATAATTAGGTGTAGCTGTGCTTAATTGTGGTATGTCAAATGCTGGTGACCATACCGATGCTGCCGTATATCCACCAATTTGGACATTTCCCCCGCCAGTAAGTAGTCCATTTAGCGTGTTGCTTCCAATTCCAACATTTCCCTTGCCTGTCGTGATAGTGGCTCCACTCATGCTTCCAATGCAAGTGTTGTGCTGGCCACTCGTATTTGCTGCTAGGGCTGAACTGCCTACTGCTGTCGATGATGCCCCTGTATTTACGTTGAGAGCCTGGTAGCCAACTGCCGTTGTTGTTGCTTGTCCACCCGCTCCAGGGCCAACTGTAATTCCATTTACAGTTATCTTTGTTGCTACTACTAAATTGCTATTAACTGTTGCCGTTCCGCTTACTAATAGCGTTGAGGATAAAGTTGTTGCTCCAGTTACCGCCAGCGTTGTTCCAATTACTCCAGCCGCCGATGTTGTAATTGAACCATTTGTCGTAATTGGGCTTGCAAAAATAACTGGTGCGCCAGCTGTTCGCGCTGTAATGTTTGTAACTTTTAGCGTACTCATTTATTTTCCTTTGCTACATAAGATGGCGGTACGCAGTACCAGCCTTCTTTGATTTGAACTTTGTTGTCAGATAGTCGCCATTCTCCATCTTGGAGCGTGTAGACCTGTGTTTCACAATTCGGGCCAACTCTAATTGGGCTTGCTTCGCTTACTAGCACTGTCCTGTTGCATCCGCTCATATTCAGCGATGCGATTAGCAGCGCGTTGTAGATCGTCATGCTTTTCTTGTGCGTCAATAGCAAGTTTGCCTTTCGCTCCGTTGGCGTTGAGCCACGCGAACAAAGAGTTAAAAAACCCTGTGATGATTTCACGGATCACTTTGCTGCAATGTCTTTGCTGGACTTGTCGTTGTCGCGAGCGCAGAGCAAGCCTACGCCAGCGATTACTGCGGCCACCAACGCGCCAATGTCAATGTTGGTTGCATCGTCACCGTCCGTAAGTGCTTTGATTGCTGCGCCTACTGCTACCAAAATTGCTGCGATACCCGCACCAGTTGTTTTCCATGATTTGTTATTAAGATTCATTTTTTTCCTTTATGACCATACGGTTGTTGCGATTAAAGTTACTGCTGTACCTATTGTCCACGCATTATTTCCATTTCGATATACGACAATCCAGATTGATGTTGTTTTACTTGAGATTGGAAGTGAAATAGCTGCTTGTGTGTAGGTCGTCATGGTTGCAGCGTGTTTTCTTGGGTTAGGAAGATTGATTACTCCTATTAATTTTGGTAAATCCGCTCCTGATATAATTATTTGGTTGCCTGGGGTTACGGTGCTGTTTGTTGGGTCTTCGGAAAATACCATCGCGCACAGCTGATCGTCGGCTACCCCTGTTCCGTTAATATGGACGGTTAAACTCGATAGAATTCCAGAACTATTGGCTACTCTTACTGCATTTGTTACTTCATGTCTTGATATTGTATATAAATCGTTAGTAGATATATTGATGGATTGTGTCGGAGATACAAACTTATTTATAATTGTTGGGTCATTTGATGCCATTTAATTCCTTATTTGTGATCCAGTTGCCCTTCGATACGCTGAATGCGCTGCGAGTGCGCTTCGATTGTTGCGTCCATTCGTTCTAACATTCGTAGTGATTGAACCCAGCAACTCACCATTATGCCTGTGACTGTAAGTACCAGGGTGATGAGTCCTAGCCAATCCTTAAAACTAAGCGAAACGGTTTTTCCATTATCCATTGTCATGTTGTTTATTTTCAAATAGAAAGGGAGTGGCGACGCAAATACGCCACTCCCTTTAATTCAATTTGACTTCTAAACTCAAGACTCTGAAATAGTGATAGAGCCAGCCGACCACGGACAGAGGAAATCCATGCCGCACATGATTTGTGCCTTCATAAACTTCGTGTTGCGTCGCTGATCGTCTTCCATGTGTGTCTGGAGTCCGCTCGCTTGCACCATACCGATTGCTGGCGAACCAGTGTCGGCACTGCACAACGCTATTGCTACTGGCTTCTTGTTAGTAGTACCCCCAGTAAATACGCCTTGATATTTACCGCCTGTACCAGCCGCTCCGCTGTATGCCGTAATTGCATTTTGGCCTGTCAATGAAGCTCCTGACAAGTCTGCGCTTGGCATATTGTTGGTTACAACAATCTTAAAGCCTTCCAAATTACCAATGACGCGAGTAGCAACGTCTGATGCGTCGCTGCTGCTTTCATTGTTGTATGCCGATGGCATAACTGGACTTGCTGTTACTGTGCTACCTGTTGAACTCCAGCTTGTTTCAAATCGCAATGCGGTTTTGATTGCTGGTGTAATGAACAAGTAACGGCTACCGTCTGGCACACTTTCTTCGTCGAACTTTTGGCAAAGAGCCGCAAGATCGGCACGGAACTTATATGCACCTTCTGGACTTGCTGGGTACACAGTTGAGATACTACCATTACTGCTTGCTACTGCTCGATTTACATTGAATCCAGCCGAGTAAACATCACCAGAAGTTACTTGTTGCGCTGCAAGAGAAGCTTTTGTTGCAAGAATTGCCATTTTTGCATCAAGAGTTTTTGCCAAATTACGACCAAGTTTGGTAGCGAACGGTGCAAGAACATCAAAATGAGCGATATTCAAGTCGGTGAACGGAACATCCAAACCGTTTACCAGGTACTCGTCAGCGGTGATGGTCTTGTAGAACATTTGAATGCGCTTAACGTTTGTGCCTTGAGAGGCTTGTTCGTTAATGAATGTGCCTGGAACATGGTATGTACCCACTGGGTCTTTTCCAATGATTGGCCATTGTGCGCTTGCTGCACCTGTAAGTTGTTTAACAGACATAAAAGAATTAGAGCGATCATAAAACACTGCCGCCGTATTGAAGGACTCCAAGACCATGCCACTGAAAATTGTCAGTGCCATATCGTTGGTATTGGTGCTTGCGTTTGTTGAAAGTAATGTACGTTCAAAATTTCCACTCATCGTTGCCATAGTGATTTCTCCTTTAGAGAATTGTTTGTTTAGTGAGATATTTATTAGACACGGTGACTTGAGGTATCTATGTTTTTTATGGGTCGCTTTCGCGGGTATCCA